TACGCTTTGGCATTTCTCCTTTAGAAGCCATGTTAAATCCTATGCGTGGTAGAACATCATCAAATCAAATTGCGGAACAATAAATGTAACGAAGCAACCATCTTTGAACAGAACACCCTCATCTGGCATAAACGGGTCGTCAGAGGCGTTGTCAGTTCCAATTGAACGGAACTGTATGATTTCTGTTCCCGTAACACCACCGTTTCGCAGATTTGCTTTTCCAGCGGTTCCGCCAGAATAAAAAGAAAACCCTTGCAAACGAGTACGGCCCGCAAAAATTACATCCGCTGCATTGGCGTTAATACCCGCTGACACATTACCTGCTGGATTACCAACAGCTGTAATACTCGTAATTGTCTTAAAGTAACCTGAACTTGTTGCTGTTCCAGCATTTGCTCCAGTAACAGTCTCACTTAAAGCTGATCCATTCACATCTGTGCCAACTACAGTGAAAGAAATTCCGCTGTCGTTACCCGCTGATAAAATTGTTACCTGTCTTCCAGAGGCGTTTGTAACGCTTCCACCAGAAGCTAAAGCACCCCCAATAGTTAACGCAGCGTTATTTCCAACAGAAGCGGCTGTTGAAATACCGTCTGCATCAAGAGCTACTTCATCGCTAATAATGACTGCGGTTACGTCTGATCCTGCCATATTAATCTCCTTTATAAAAGCGGTAGGGGTCTCCCCCTACCTAATTAATATTACTCAAAAGGTGTGGCTAATGTAGCGTCACCAAGTAAGTAAGCTGCACAGTGCCAGCGTGTAGCTGACTGGGCGGTTAGCGTAATCATGCCACCACTTAGCCAACCCTGCTCTATTGCTCCCAGATCAATAGTATCATCATTACTTTGGTCTGGTATGAAAGTATTGGTATCTCCAGCAGTTGCTGGGTCAGACATTATAGCAAAACCAGAATACAAATCCGCAGTTGCGCCTGTATTAATTTGCCCTGCACCTGTGAATGTTGTGCCAACAATGAATGTATATTGCTCGCCACTCGCTGCCGCAGTTAACTCAGGTAGCGTAACCACAATTCCTGCCGCTCTTGAAAAGATAAATGTAGTGCCTGACTGAGCCGCTGTCACAGCGTATGTAGCATCTGTAATAGTTACAACTGGGGCTTTAGCCGTTAGAGTGCCTGTTAGAGTGGTGTTACCTGTTACGGCAAGTGTTCCGCCAATGCTAGTGTTGTTAGAAAAGGTAGAGTTAGTTGTTACTGTACCTGTTGAGTCTGCAACGGATATATCATTAAATCCATTTTCAGAACGGACTGGTCCGTTAAATGTTGTATTAGCCATGTTATCTCCTTGTCTTGGCAAATGTCAACCGCAGAATGCGATTGTCAAGGTAACCTTAGATTACACTACCTTTTTATAAAAAGAAAGGTTATTTTATTCGCTTGATTTCTCTTTAAGAACTAATCCAAATATAGCACAAACTATACCTGCCCAAGTTAGTATCGGGAGGGTAAGTAGAATGCCTAATCCAACCCCAACTACAGCCGCAGCACCATAGCTTGAAGGTTCTTTTAATCTGCCTTTAATCCAATCCATAATTTTCTCCTATTAAATAAAAAAGGGCGACCTGAGCCGCCCTTAGTGGATTCACATAAACAAGAGTTAAGCTCCTGGAGAACCAAATACACAACGTGGATCTGATACACCGAAGCTGTAACGCTCACGAGCTTTGTAACGAACATTGCCTGTTTCAAAATCACCTTCCATAGATGTTTTGATTGCACTACGCTCAAAGTGTTTAAACCCATTAGGTGCATCTGTCTTAATGAAAAATGCATCTGTATCGGTTAAGAAGTGATTAACTACATAACCATCAGGTAAAACGCCCATATTACGCATTGCGTTAATGTCGTTATCTGCTGTTCCAGTGCGTAAATTAGAAGCCATTAGCCTCTCCGCTACAAATTGTAACGCAGGGGGAATGATCAACTTACGACCCTGTAGAGCAATTTTTAGACCACGCTCATCAATAAACGCTGCGATGTCAATCATCGATTGTTCTAAAGATGTTTCGTTAAGGTCTGCCGCAGTAGATAACTCATTAGCAAGATTACCACCGCCAACAGTCGGGTGGTCAGTTGCACAAAGTTCTTTACCATCACCAATAGCAAAGCTTGAATTAAATGCGTTATTTAAAATAGACGCTGCTTTTACTTGTTTGGTGTTCGCCATAGAACGAGCTAATGCACGAGTATAACGAGAACTTAGGCGGTCATAGAGATTATCCTCTACAGCTTCCTCAGTAATCGCAAATGCAAGTGCTATTGTCTCGTGTGTATAACGAGCGGTGAAGGCTTCATTGGAAGAATCGTAAGAAACTGCCGCGCCTTCTGTTTTAACAGGGGCTTGTCCAAACCCTGCTAACATTACCTCTTCTTCAAACGCTCTGTCTGAAGATTCAGTTTCAAAGATCTCAGCATGCTCATTGTCATACCGATCATACTCCAAACCGAACAGGGCATTAAGTCCTGGTTCAAGTTCTTTAAGGAGCTGGGAACGTGTTATAGCCATTATCTATCTCCTTCCTAGATACCTGCGCCAGTACCGTTAGCATTATAACGATAAAAGTGGTTGTTAAGTAAAACAATCGCCAACCTACCTGCCGCAGTTGCATCGTCATTTGAAGGTGAATCTTCAAAACCGACAATACGCATATTTAGGGTATTTGTGGTTGCTGCTGTTGATACGGCTAACTCAGCAGAAGATTTACCTGTTGTGGTATCTCCGCTTGTACCAGAAGCAAAATTGGCGTTTGCGTGAACGACTGAATCAGCTGCTGCTGCATCACAATTGATCAAAAATAACTGATCAGGATGATTTGCAATAAGTGCAGTAGCTTCAGTACCAGATTTTATAGAACTTGTTCCTGGATACTTATTCGTAAACGTCGGTGTTCCATCCAATGCGGTATAGTTACAACCGATGAATGCACCCAGTAGAGGAACTGTACCACCAGCGGCAGCTCCTACAATATCAATCAAACCGTTTGCGAGAGGAATAACAGGCGTACCTTCATAGATAACACTCGATGTTCCCGCTACGCTCGCTAGTTGGATTTTATATGTAGAAATGCCATTAGTATTAGCACCTGCACCGAGCATTTTGTATGGGCGTAGCCCAAAAGCGGCATCTAAATTTGCCATAGCTCAATCCTTTATGGTTATTCGGAGGAATTACCCTTTCCGAAGGTTATACGAGATTGCCTTTCAGGTTTACTGATCGGCATAGACGGATGTTGCTCCCTCATGAGATCATTATCAACAGCGTTCATTTGGTCAGCAGTTTGCTGCTGGTAATGGGAGGTGCGTTGTTGACGAGTTTCTTCAGGGAATCTTGCGAGTACCAAACCACCAACACCAATAACACCTGCGTGTTTACCATCTTCGACGGTAGGTGCTTCAAAATCGGGGTACTCATCAGCGCGAACTAATTCAAAGCCTTCGCGGATTCTTGCAGATAAATTTTTAGTATCATCGTAACCCATAACTGAAGAACGGATCCATCGATGTACAAAGCCATCTGGGGCAGGGGGTGCGTCGAGTGAAGACGGAGGTTTCCAAGCTTTCGCTCGGGTTGCTTTTTCCCTTGTTTGGGAAGTGCGTGGGTTTCTATCGGTCATTTTAACCTTCCTCACGGTTTTTGCATTGCGATAAGTTGCTTTGCGTATTGTTCATTAGTAATACCTAACTTTTGTGCGATTGCAACCTGCGATTTAGTAAGAGTCACTTTATTTTGACTTATTCTTCCAGATCCTCGGGTTGCACCCCCTACAGCAGGGGTTTTTCTCGTTGTTTTATTAGGCGGCGACTCTTTATTATACTTATCAGGGAAATTTTCTTTCATTTGGCGTTCTAGCTCAGCATAATATGGTTGAGGGTATACGTCAGGTTGAAATCCTTGATTATTAACCAATTCATTATGAATGCTAAATGCGGTTAATGTCATAGGCTCGTCTGTTCCGAACCACTCATTTTTTGCTGCCCAAGCTTCTGCGTTTGCATCTCTAACTGGTGCAGGCGGTGCAGGGGCAACAGGTGCAGCAGGAGCTTTTGCTGCGTTTTCTCGGTTTACTTTGATATAATTCAGCCGTTCATTATCTTGAGCTATTTTAGCAAGGCGATTTTGAGCTTCTACTTGTGCCTCAACATCACCTCTATCTATTGCTGTAGATAAAGCAGCTTTAGTAAGCTGCTCTTCTGCGGTAACTCTACTTTGAAACTCATTTACAAACGATTCATCAGAAGTCATTGTTCTTTTTGTTGATTCTTCTAACTGTTTGTTGACACCTTTAGCATAATCTAACGCTGCGGCTTCTCTTCTTTGAGCTTCTCTTAGTCGAGCGGTCATTTTATTAATGCGTTTTTGAACTTTTTCGCTAAATTGTCCTATTTCATCATCATCAGAAGAAGTTTCTGCTTGGTCTTCTTCTTGTTTTGGTTCAGGTTCTACTACTGCTTCAGGCTCTGACGAATCATCTGACTCATCTATCTCTATTTGTAACTCTTCTTCTGCTTCAACTTCTTTTTTTGCTTCTGAGGGCATGGTCTACTCCATGTTATAAGTGTAAAATATCTTCTGGATCAGTTATAGTGGCTAAAATCTCGTCATCATTTAAAATTCTGACTTCACCACCTTCTATTTTAAAACGGCTACCTGCATAACGCCCAAAAATAACCCAATCACCTTCTTTGCACCAAGGTTTTTCGCCTGCCCCGAACTTGTTGTCGTCTTTGTAAGCAAGGTTCCCAACTCTAAGCACATATCCGCATACTGTTCCAACTGCTTCTCTGTCTCGAGTTTCGTCTGGTACAAGGATACCGCCTGTGGTTTGTTTTCTTCCTTGAAAAGGCAACAACAAAATCCTCCAACCTGTTGGTTGGGGCATTCTATCTACTGCTTTTTCTGATAATTTAGAAGGATCTAAAACACGATCTTGGGTTTTTATGTAGGCTTTTTCTAACTCACCTACTTTTTTGTTTTTTGTTTGTTCTAGTGCTTCAACTTGATAGTCTGGCACATAAAGTTTTTTAGCCATCTGATACCTTATCTAGCAGGCGTTTCAATTCCTGTTCTAATTGACCAAGCTCTTGAAGTTGCCCTCTCAGAACTTGATAAGCGGTGAAATCTGCTACAGCACCATAAAGTATTGCTTCTTCTAGTGCTTTAGTACGCTCACGAATTACTTTAAGCATATTTTCATAAATGTAAAGGTCGTTCATAACTTTTAGTTTTACTCGTTGTTGACAAAAATGCCTATCAGTATTTTATCAAAACTAAAGGTCGTGCAAAGCTTGCTCTTTAGTTTCATCGTTTCTTCTTAACCAACCTTTACCAAAAGTATCAAAGGTACTTAAAGAACGATAGAATTTTTCACGGACATAATGCATTTGCTCGATTATTTCAGCTTCTTCCATTTCAGCCACAGCTTGTAAAGTCATTGGACCTATACCGCCATCTTGTTCTACACCCACAATACGTTGTAAAGCTTTAGCCGACCTACTTGTTCCAGAGTTTACACCCCAATCAAATACTGACCAATCTACACCAGAAGGTAACTCGTCCCCACGAACACGATCCCAATAATTTTCTTTATATATAGGGTACACATCATCATGGGTGAGACCTTGCATTTCACCATCCATAACTTGCCTACCTGCATACTGCTCATAAACTGCACGAGTTACACCGAGATTAGTCTCGCCCCCAGGATCGCTAGGATGATTAACGTAACCACCCTCATGTTCTAAAAGCCACCCCATGCATTGTTCAAAATTTTGTTTCATTTTGCATTTTTCCTTAACTTAGCGAATTGACGTGAACCAAACCAGAAACTGATAATAGAAGTAAATAGTAAGTTAGTATCATCGTTCCAAATTTCTTGTGCTGCATCATTAAACGTAACACCTGTACTCATAGAATAAAATAAGCCACTAATTTTTACAGTCAGAAACAAACCCACAAATAAATATGTTACAACTGGTAGTACCGATC